CAGTGTAAATACACTATCGAGAGTTTAGAACGACACACTTACAAAGAAGGCACAGTACAGCCTGACAAGGATAGTGGTTACGATCATATGAATGACGCACTGGGTTATTTGGTCGATTATTTGTTCCCAGTGCGAAGAGATACAAGTCAGTTCCCAGTGACTACACAGCGTTGGGGACATCAGGGCGTCTACAAAGGTCCTACAATTCAAGGAATGAGAGTATGAGTATAATTCAAATTGTTGATGAACAGCTGGGGCGTATTGCCAGTCCCAACAGATTCTACAACTATAACCGTGCCAACTGGCGCTTCTTATTAGTAAGCTATATGGGCGGTGAGGATTATCAACGCTATCAATTGCTCACTAGATATCAACTAGAAACAGATATGGAGTATGGACAACGCTTACAGCAAACTCCTCTTCATAACCATTGTAAGTCGGTCATCAATGTCTACAATAGCTTTCTCTTCCAGGAAAAACCCGAGCGTGATCTTGGCACACTAGAAGGCCTTCCAGAAACACTAGATTTTCTGGATGATGCGGACCTTGATGGCCGCGACCTTGATGCCTTTATGAAAGAAGTTTCAACCTGGGCAAGTGTGTTTGGTCATTGCTGGGTATTAATGAGCAAGCCAGATATAGGTGCTATTACCAAGGCCGATGAAGAAGCTGTTGGTGTTAGACCTTATGCGTCGATTCTAAGTCCCCTAGTTGTTATAGACTGGCGTTGGGAGCGTGATGTTACAGGACGCTATGAACTAGTCTATGTGAAATATGTGGAAGAGATCAATGGCTCAGTACAGACTGTTAAAGAATGGACCACAGAAACTATCACCACACACGAAGTCAACTATGACACCCGCGAAGAATTAGCTGAAACTGTGGTACCTAATAACTTGGGCTTTATTCCTCTAGTTATTGTTTACAATCAAAAATCCTTAGTAAGAGGCTTTGGTGTTAGTGCTATTCAAGATATTGCCAAGACACAACAGTTTATCTATAATCAACTCAGTGAAGTAGAACAGGCAATTAGACTAGACAATCACCCTTCATTGGTAAAGACCAATGAAACTATGGCCTCCGCTGGCGCTGGCAGCATAGTTGCTATGCCAGAGAATTTGGATCCAGGCTTAAAACCATATCTTTTAGAAACCTCAGGCGCACAAATAGGCGGAATATATCAAAGTATTGACCACGCCACAGCCGCTATTGACCTAATGGCCAATACTGGTAGTGTTCGTGCTAGTGGACAGAAATTATTGTCAGGCGTGGCAATGGCAACTGAATTTCAATTGCTCAATGCCAAACTGGCAGAGATGGCCGGCAACTTAGAAGATGCTGAAGAACAGTTGTGGGAAATCTTTGCTAGGTTCCAAGCTCGCGAATGGACAGGCGAAATTCGTTATCAAGACAGTTATGGTATCCAGGACAAGAACGCTGAATACACCAAATTACAAGTGGCCAAGGCCTCTGCTACAAGTCCAGATGTACTGGCTATGATTGACCGCAAGTTGATTGAATTACTAGCAGAAGATTTATCAATTGAAGAAGCTGGCCCAAGTGCTACTTCTGAAGAACTAGCTAAGGTTACTGAAAATTATAATCAACAAGAAGTTGAACCAAGTGCTGAAGGTCCTGCTACCGTAGATCAATATGGTAATATCAAGGTAAGTTCACAGCCCACAGGCAAATCCACATTGAACTTGCCCAACTTGAATATGAAGACCAGTGCCAAGACAACAGGTAATCAATTATGAAACCTCAAAAGAATGTGACAACAAATGCCCGGGAGCGAATCCGTGCTGGTACACAAATAGATACACACAGTGGCAACCTAGTCCCAACAGACTATCACGCTAGTGAGATGAATCTATTTGCTGGACCTAACTATGAACCACCTATGGGTCGTCAAGGTGCGCCTATGATTGTGCCTGGTAAGCCTTTTACTGAGACCGATATGGGTAATCCAGCACAGGCCTTGAACTGGAATACCAAAGGCGAAATAATGCCCCAACAGGCTGTAGACAGTTATGGTCCCAATAGCGACAAGATGTATGGTGCTTTACAAAGCGCCGCTCAAAAGAAATACAATTTCCCAGCAGGAGTGGATCCTGTCAAGAAACCATTGTATGTAAACTGGCCACCGAAAGTAGGGCCAAATCCACTTAAACCAACTAAAGGAGGCTAATATGCCAATGTTACCAAACGGAGTAAATCCAAACGCAAGTCAACAAGAACAATTCGGAAATAGTGCTGTCAGTGATGGTATGCGCTCAATTCCAAAAGATGTGAAACTGGCAATCCCAGAAATAACAGCCGCTCAAACTCGTACTGACAACAAGATCGGTTCAGGACACGATTTCAATCCAAGCTGGAGTCCAATGGAATCTGGTGATATTACTAAGTCAATTGATATGGCTACAATTTCAGTACCACAATTTGAAGCTAAGAAATAATCTATGGTTACCAATCACAAAGTTCAGATTCACAAATGGATAGCTGGAAGGCTAGAAACCATTGAACGCTTCTTTACTCGTGAGGAAGATGCTCGTAGTTATATGAAGAATGAACACCGCGATGGTTATACAACCAAACTGTATAACCGTCAGGGCGAGATACTTCACACAATGGGCCACACGGATTCTAGCACATACGCTTAAGGAGATAGCAATGCCACTTATCAAAGGATACTCAGCTAAGACCATAGGTCAAAATATCGCCACAGAGATGGCCGCGGGTAAACCACACGCACAGGCTGTAGCTATCGCCTTAAACACAGCTCATTCAACAGCCAAGAAGAAAGGTGTAGAAGGCCGTGTTCACAATCATATGACCAAGGTAGCTCAAGGAAAATAATATGTCAATAGAAGACTCAACAAAACGCCTTTGGGCCAACAACTTTATCCTATACACTAAGAGTCACGGATTCCACGTGAATGTACAAGGTATGGGTTTTTATAGTAATCATAAATTGTTTCAAAAAGTCTATGAAGAACTACAAGAAGAAATTGACACTTTGGCCGAAGGCTTAAAAACACTAGGTGAGATTGTGCCATTTAGTCTAGCTAGGATTATTGCTCTAGCTGATATCAAAGATGAAACAGTGGCACCTAACGCAGAAGAAATGGTCAAAATTCTATACGCAGATTTAGATACTTTGATCACTTGTGCCAATGAAGTATTTGAACTAACTGGAGATGCCAAGGCATACGGTCTACAGAACATAGTTGCTGATTACCTACAGACAGTTCATAAATTATGTTGGATGTTGGAATCTAGTTTACCAACACCTGAACAAGATAAGTTCTGGGGCAAATTAGGTAAACCTGAAACTCCAGCTGAATCATACAAATAAGGAGATCCTAAATGGATACTAAAAAATCAGGCAAGTTCGAAGGTAAATCAAACGCATTAGGTCACGGTGGTCGTGCGGCACAATTAAAAGCCGCTGGTGTACCTGGTGGTGTTATTGGTGCCATTGCTCGTAGCAAAGGTGCCGCACCTGGACAAAAGAACTATCACGGAACTCGTGCGTCAATGTCACATAGTGTTCCAATGAAGAAGTCAGGAAGAGGCGGTTAATTCTGCCATTTGATATGGGTTCTTAATCACTATCAATAAATACAATTTAATACTCTAAAGGGAGGCGAGAGGAATATGGACTCATATAACAATACCATAGCACAACAAAACGCTACTGACGCGGCACTACAAGCTAGTGAAAGCCAGGCACAAGAAGCAAAGTCTTACACACAAAAAGAAGTTGATGATATGATGGCTCGAATGAAGTCAAGTATCACTAAAAAGATTACCAAACCTTACGAGGACTTGGGCGATCCAGAAGAACTTCGTCAGTTGAAAAGTGAAGCGGAACAACGCCGTCAAGCTGAACAACTCAAGCGTGGGGAGTTTGAAAAGACTCTACAAGAACTTGCTTATAAAAAGGATCAAGAGATCCAAAAGAGAGACCACATTATTAAAGAATATAAGGTTAATAGTCCTCTTATCAGTGCCGCTGCCAAATACCGTGCTGTGAACGCTGATCAGGTAAAAGCATTATTAAGTTCAAATGTTCGATTAAATGATGATGGTGAAGTTGAAGTAGTAGATAGTAGAGGAACTGTTCGTTATAATGACCGCGGTGAACCTCTTGGAGTCGACGATTTAGTACGCGAATTTTTAGATTCGAATCCGCACTTTGTGTCGGCTACTCCTGCTACTGTCAATAGTAGGAGCAATATCAATCAAGGTCCTAGTGATGGGATTGATATCTCAAAATTAGATATGAGCCTAGCCGCGCACCGTAAGATATGGGCACAAGCACAAGCTCTTAAAAAAATATAAACTAAAGGAACATTAAAATGTCATATCCATCAAACATTAATACCTCGCTTAATAGCGAACTGTTTGCCAACCTGGTTACTCAGGCGCAATACCAAGCATATGAAACATCAGTAGCTCGTCAATTGGTTACTGTGTTCGATGCTCCAATCCACTCTGGTAAGAACTTACAAGTACCAGTTTGGGATCGTGTAACTGCTGACTTGATCACTGATGAATCAGCAAGCCCAGCACACCAAACCAACACAAACGCTGCCACAATCAGCTTACAAGAGCACGTGGTTTATCATCAGATCACAGATATGATCCGTGACTCTGCTTACAGCGATGTATTCAGTCAGTTGGGTGACCAATCAGGTCGTGCTATTGCTGAATCAATGGACACTCAAGTATTCAGCCAATTCTCTGGTTTGAACTACAACAGCGACATTGGTGCTAGCGGTCACGAATTGACAGCACAAGACATCTTGGCTGCTGCCGCAACTCTAAGAGCACAACGCTTGACAGGTCCATTCTACGCTGTAGTACACCCAGCAAGTGCTTACAATTTGAAGAAATCTTTGACAGCAACTCTTCCATACAGTGGTGCTACTGGTTATGTTAATCCAAGCGACATTGGTAACGATGTATTGCGTGGTTTTTACATCGGTACATTAGCTGGTGTTGAGATTTACGAAAGCGCACTAGTTCCAGTAACTGGTACTGATGCTACTAACGCTGTGTTTGCTCGTACAGCATTTGGCCACGCAATGCGCGGTTCAATCGATATGAACACATTGTACCTACCAGCTTACCGTGCTACTGATGTAGTATTGAAAGCTGTAGCAGGTGCTACAACATTGAACGCTAAACACGGTGTTGTAATCACAGCTGACGCTCGCATCAACTAATAGGACGAACAGATGGCCTTCTTAACCAATAACAGCGGAACTGTAACTAGTTTCGCCGAATATCAGGATGTTCTCGATATGGACCAGCGTCTATTCGAGAACAACGAAGGCCTCACGGATGATATCGTTGAGGATCTTTTAACCAAGAGTACTCAACGAATCTTGTATGCTATCAAATACACTGATTGGTGGAGAGATTTATATCTACAGGAAACAGTTAGCCCTAGTTTTACCAGTGCTAGCGATGTTCCAGATGTTAATCCAAATCAAATCCTAGTAAGACAACAAGATTTCACTTATCTTTGTGTCTTTTACGCACTTTATTATTTCATCTTGCCTAAAATTGCTGATTTTAGCAAAGAAGATAATGCTGAGCGTGCCAAGATTGGATTTTACCAACAGAAATACCAAATGTTGTTCGAGGAATTGATCAATGTTGGTGATTGGTACGACATACTGAATCAGGGTTCTATCACCGCAAGTGAAAAGAAACCTGGAGCAATGAGGTTACATAGAACAAGATGAGACAAGCAATCGTTGATTATCTGAATTCTAATAAGAAGGCTCTATCGCCAGCGATAGTGGCCACTACATTGCCGTATGAAACAGATCGTGACCCAGTTTATATCAAGAACAAAAAACACATTTATGTGGATGTAGATCAAGTGAATCAAATCACTGCTCTAAATGCTCTTGATGGTACTGGCGCCACTAATGAACATACAAATATCCGTGCGTTCCTCGTTACAGATGCCAAGCAGGTGTTACCGAACTATGAAACTATTGTTCAGACCATTAAGGATGCTAGATTGACCGTTGAAGCTGTTGGGGTAACTCAACGCTTGGTCACAGTCCAGACTCGTTATATGGAAGACGCATTGGTTACAGAGTTCTTGTTCCACTTCGTAAAATTAATACCACAATAAAAGGAAAAGAAAATGAGTTATATTAACCCAGCACCAGGTACCCCAGGTCAGGTTACATTGAAGATTGATGTATCTACCGGTAGTACCGCACTAGGATCAACACCCCTAGCTATACCAGCACTAATGGACATTGTTGTTAAGAATGCCAATGACACACACATTTGGCCACAGTTGGATTCAACTGCCAAATATGTTGTACCAACAACAGCAACAAACGATATTACTATGAACTTGGTAGTTGATCCAGCAACATTCTTTGGAACAACATTATCAGGAACAACTCAAAGTAGTACTGTTCAAGCACAAGGTCTAATGGGTCTAAGCCGTAACAAAACCAAGATCGCTTTTGAAGTTAAAGTTCAAGACTTATCATCAACAACAAATGATTATTTGATCCAAGGTCAAGGTTACATTACTGCTCTAGCACCAGCAATTTCAGCAACAGCTCCAGTTTGGGTAACACCAATGACTATTGTTGTTTCTGGTGAATACACAGTTGAGAACACAACTGGTACAGTGACCTAATCTATTATTAGATGCGACAATAAGGGCTTTTCAAGCCCTTATTTCGTTTGTATGGTAAATATATGGAAGGAGAAGATTTATGGATGTTTTAGATAAAAGCTCAGATGATCTCGTGGAAGCTATGTTGCCTGAATTAGCCAAAGCAATGAGTGAACTGAGATGTGCGAAACAAGATTTAGAAAAAGCCACTAATAGAATGAGTTTCATCCTTCTATTGGTCAATACAGTTATTAACAGAAACAAGGATCTAAAGATATGAAATTATCACAAATTGCCGCAAAGCCACAGCTAGTTCAACTAGTCTTAGACGACCAAGAAACCATTGCCAGTTATGGAGAACCAATGGAATTCTGGACATATGACCGTCAACCAATCCAAACATTTATGAAGCTGGCCAGTACACAAGGTACTGATAACCAAGCTATGCTTGAGGTTGTGCGTCGTATGATTCTCGATGAAAATGGTAAGGAAATTCTAACTGACGAAATCAGTTTGCCAGGTCCAGTTCTAATGAGAGCCATTACTAAGATTGTTGCCAGCTTGGGAAAATAATAGGCGAGGAACACAATTGGGACGACAAGGATACTCTTTTAGTTTTAACTCTAGATAGACTAGCTGAAAGATATCATTGTTTGCCCAGTGAAGCACTGACAAGAGGCGACACATTCGATTTGTTTGTATTAGATGTAGCAATGAAACATCAAATATATTTGAATGATAAGGCCCAGGGTAAAACAACAGGTGCTCCTCGCCCAAGTGAAGCTGAGATGTTGAAGATGTTGGAAAAGGTTCGTAAGGAAAATCAGAAATGACAATGACCGTTGATGTAAAAAAATTAACTGTTACCTTAACACAGCTTAATCAAATGATTGATCAAGCTATGCCCGCCATCTATGACAAGTTTGTACAAACCACTCCTGTTAAATCAGGTAATGCTAGAGCCAGTACCACTAGAAACAATCGCACTATCGATGCCAATTATCAATACGCCGCTGTGTTAGACGCAGGGCGTGGATATAGAGATGGACAAATGCGTGGTTCAACACAAGCACCTCAAGGTATGAGTCAACCCACAATTGATTTTGCCAAGCAAGAAATTATTCGTAGAATTAAACAATTAGGAATCTAAGATGGCCGGACCCAATGACCTATCAGTATCATTAACCATTGATACCACGCTTTTTCAAAAGAATCTAGATGAAGCTGTCAAATCACTGAATGATTTTAGTGATCAGGTTCGTAAGGCCGGTAATGATGTTCAATCAGCCGTGAACAATATGGGTGGTAGCACCCAATCATTAAAAGATCTATTTGAAAGTTTAGGTAGCACATTAGGCACTATTGGTCTTGGCGCATTTATCACTAGTGTGGTAGAAGGTGGTGCCGCAATGAGTCGACTAGCGGCCAGTACCAGTATGAGTACTGAATCAATGCTAGAAATTAGCCGTGCGGCCTCTAGTGTTGGTAAGGATGTTGGTAATCTAGCCACAGCATTTGGATTCTTAGAAAAGTCAGCTGAAAATGCTGTTGAAGGTAATTTAAAACTTCGTGCTGATTTTATTGCTCTTGGCATTACTATGGAGGATTTGAAAACTCATAGTCCAGCCGAAGTGTTTAATATGATTGTCAAAGCTCTTGGCAATATGGAAGATCCTGCCAAACGAGCACAAATTGCCTATGAACTATTAAGTCGCCAATTCAAAGGCGTTGATTTCAAAGCATTAAGTGAACAGTTAGATGAAAATCGAGGCAAGATGGCTGATGCGGCTGCTGGGGCTGATGCCGCTCAAAAGGTCTATGCCAGTTTTGCTGTGTTTATAGGTGATGTTAAAAATCAAATCTTAGCATTATTAGCACCATTTCTCAATATGATTAGTGCGTTGGTCAACCTGGCTGACAAGATGGGCATTGCCAAAATAGCTGGAGATGCCTTGCTTGGTGTGTTTATTGGCCTTACTGCTGTAGGTATTGCCAAAACATTTGTTCTCATTTCCGAAGCGGTTGCCGGTCTAGCTGTCAGTATGGGCGCATTATTAGTTGAATTTGCCCCAATCATAGCTGGTTTTGCCGCGATAGCCGCTACTGCCGCTACTGCTTATGCCATTTATCAAAAATTAACAGGCCAAACAGAAACAGTAGGTGAAGGTTATACCAAATTAGGTAATACTCTAAGTTCCACAGTAAGTGAAGCCTGGGCTAAATTAACTGGTATGGTCAATGCCAATACCAGTGCTGTTCAAAAAAACAAAGATGCCAATTCATTAGTAAGCCCTAGCACTCCAACAGCAGATCCAAATGCTGGAGCATTACAAAGTCTCAAGAATCAATATGCTGTTATGGAACAGAACAATGCCTTGGCCCGTGAGAGATTGGCATTGGAAATTAGTCTAGTTGGTGCTAGTGACACAGTCAAAGCGGCCAAGATGGCAGATTTTGAAAATGAAAGCAAATATAAATCAACTATTCTCAATTTAGACGGACAAATTGCCAAATTAGAAGTTGAACAGGCCAATAAGCGCGGTGTAGACCATTCTGGTGAAATTGCTCAACTAGAAAAAATGAAGGACTTGGCTAGTCAACAAAGACAGGAATTCCTAAATCAATTACCAGCTTTACAAGCCGCCAAAGATGCTGAAGAAGAGCGATTAAAAGTAATGAACGCTCAAGAAAAGGCCACAGCCAATATACAAGAATATCAAAGACAAGCTGATGAAGCGGCTATGTCCAGTAATGAAAAGAAAATATATGAAATACAAAAATGGGGCGATAAACAAATTGAAATTTACGCCAAGGTTCGTCAGGTTGCTCTAGGTGCTGGTGGTGATCTTGCCAGCGATCCATTGTTCCAACAATTCAAAACCAGTATCGATGGTATGGTTACAAGTCAACAAGAAGCATTAAAGAAAAGCCAGGATACAACAATGGAATGGATCACAGGTTGGAAAGGTGCCGTTGCTGAATATGTACAAACAGCTAATGATGGTGCTGCCAATGCTAAGAAATTGTTTACCGATGCCACAACACAAATGGAAGATGCCATTGTGGATTTTGCCAAGACAGGCAAATTAAGTTTTCAAAATCTTTTGGCCACTATCGCCGAAGATATCTTGCGTAGCAATATCAAGAGTCTATTTGCCAGCTTGTTTAGTATAGGTGGTGGAGGTGGTGGAGGCGGCGGAATATTCGGCGCTATCGGATCAATGCTAGGATTTGCTGATGGTGGTACAATTCCAACCAATCAACCAGTGCTAGTGGGAGAAAAAGGTCCTGAGATTATCAGCGGTGCCGCTGGTATGACAGTTACCCCCAACAGCGCATTAAACAATGGACAGGCCGCAACCAACATTACCTACAACATCAATGCTGTAGATGCTTTAAGTTTCAAGCAGATGATTGCCGCTGATCCAACATTCATTTATGCTATTAGCCAGCAAGGGGCTAAATCATTACCAAATAGGAATATCTAATGACTACTAGTGCTTTTCAATGGATTATAGACAAGGCGGAATCCATCGCTATCAACAGAAAACATATGGTGGCACAAACACAGGCCAGAGATGGAAGTATTCGTGCTGTGAGTCGTGGTTTAGCACCTAAAATTTTTACAGTTAAAGTGCCAGATGGTATGTTGTGGACTGACATTAAAGATTTTATTGCCGCAACTGAAGCCGCTGACCGTTTTACACAACAAACAATTACCATAAGCACGCCTGGCCAGGCCTGGTATTATGGTGCCAATGCCAGCATTCCAAGTAATCCAGATAGTTGGACTGTTTATATGGTCACATTTCCTGACTGGAGTTTATATGCTCGTAACAGCGTGAGTTGGAGTGGACCATTTGTGTTTGTTGAGGTACCACAGTAATGAGTTACACGCCTCCATTAAAAAATTATCGTGCTATTCGTAGTCATCTATTGATCAAGATCACTGTACCTTATTATGTTCTCAATCCCGGTGATACTCCAACTAGTACAGTATTGACCTTTAGTGACCTCAATTTGACCAATAATTTGACCTATAATGGTGATACCTATTTGGGTATGGGTGGATTTTTAAGTGTTACTGCCAGCCGTAGTGAACTCGCACCTACATCCAATGAAGTCACAATTGGTCTAAGTGGTATTCCCAATTCAAGCATTTTTCAAATCGTCAATAGTAGAATCAAAGGCTGTAGTGTTGAAATCAATCGTGCTATTTTTGACCCCACAACTGGTGCTGTAATCAATGTAAACCAAGCGACCGGTGATAATGTACTGGCTCGTTATAGAGGTTATGTAAACAATTACAGTTTGACTGAAACCTATGATGTGAGAAATAAGATTGCCAGTAATACCTTATTGTTGATCTGTAGAACTAATGTGGACTTTATGGGGCAAAAGATATCAGGCAGATTAACCAATTCAGTTAGTCAAAAGAAATTCTTTCCCAATGACCTAAGTATGGATCGTGTAACAGCTATTCAAAATACCTATTTCGATTTTGGAGCACCTGTATGAGTTTCTTAGATGATATTATCGATGTAGGCGCCAGCATTGTTGGGGCGGTAAGTGGTTGGGGCATTATTGGTACCATTGCTGAAACTGCCGTAGCAGGATGGGCATTGAACAAGGTTGTGAATAGTGTTAATCCTCCAGCCTCAACGGCCACCAGTAGCACAAGCGCAGCCACGGTTGATCCGGGGGTAAAACAACAACTGGATGCCGATACCTCGAATTCTATACCCGTGGTCTATGGTCAGGCTGTATTGGGTGGTCGCATATTCGATGCTTATATGACTGGTGACAACAAAACAATGTATTTTGCCATAGCCATATGTGAAGCCACAGACAATACCTATGGCAATGTTCAATTCAATAATGTCTATCTAAATGGTCAACAATGTGTATTTGGATTTGGATCAAGTGATTGGGGTGTGGTAACAGCCTTATATGATCCCAGTAGTCAAACCAGTACCAGTTTATTAGATAGTTCAGGTAATCCTTTGTACAAAGTTTATTTGTACAATAGAGGAAGTAGAGCACCTTGTATCACACGAGCACAATGGTATGGTGGTGCTACCAATGGAGATGGCAATGGCCAAGCCGCTTGGGATATTATGCCTAACTGGACTACCAATCATACCGCAGATGAATTGGTATTTGCCATTGTAGAAGTTACTTACAACAAGACCGCAGGTGTTACTGGACTTGGTACACTACAGTTTGATGTTAGTAATCCAATTTATCAACCTGGTGATGCTCTTAAGGATTATATGACCAACGCAAGATATGGAGCGGGGATTAATTCTTCGATAATTACTGTATGAACAGTCTTAGCCAACTTAATACAGCCAGTGCGGTTCCAGTTACCTATACCGATCTTCGTGCCAGCAAGGTTACATTTGATCGTTTAACACCAACCAATACCGCAACCAGTTATACTGTGGGTGGAACAAGTCTAACAGTTCCAGGTATAAACATCACTAGCATTGTAAATCCTAGTATTGAAAGTGTTTATTTTCAAGTGGATGTCAGTGCTACCACAGGAGCCACAGTTACTTGGACCACATTACCCAGTGGATATTCAGTAACTAACATTGGAACTGGTGTTTATAGAATCAGCAATATTCAGAATGCCGCAGACTGGAATGTGATTAAAAATGCTGTGATTCACGCACCTACAGGATATAATGTTAATTTTAATTATATTTGTTATATTGGTTATGAATCAACACGAACTGTCACTTGGACTACCTCTGTTGCTATAACTCAACGAGCTTCGTTAACTAGTCGTTTTACAGAATACGCAAATGGTGGATATCTATTTGGTATTACAGGTATTGCTACAGAATCAAGTCATTTTTCTTTATATTGTCTTGCTCAACCTTGGACCAAGGCACAGGCCAATATCAGTTCCGCAACCGCAATGAATACTCTTGGTGGTTATTTACAACAAACTAGTGGTTCACTATTCGATACTAGTACATTGACTGAAGTAACTAATCGTATCAGACCAGGTGTGTTAAATCTACAATCAACAAGTTCTATTAATACAAGTGGATTAAAATTAAAACGCACTAGCGCATCATTAACATCAACAATTATTATTACTATAACAGCTGGTTCAAGTCACGTGTTTAATAATTTTGTTAATACATACTATGCTGGAAATATTATAACTCAAATATTACCAACAGGTGCTATTGTTGAATCACCTGGAACCGATACATATACAGTTACATTTACATTAACTGATGCTGGTAATTTTGGAACAAGTACCAGTTTAGTTGGAAATTCAATAACTTATACTGGTACAGAATCTGGGGCGACAGCATTTATTCAATCTGTTTATTATTATCCAGTAAAAAATCAAACTACAAGTTCGATAAATTATACTTTTAGTATTTCTAAAAATGGAGTTGCCGAAGTTACTAATGCTCAAAGAACTTTAACTTATGCTGGTTATAATTCAACTGTTGGAACCGCATATTCAATTACTAGTACCTCCGCAACAAGTTGGACTCCAATAGATGCTGATTTATTGTATTGGTCAAATCTAAAAGTATTATTAGTGGGTGGAGGATCCGCTGGAGAGCCGGCATCGCCAGGACCATCCGCAGGTGCTCCAGGTGCCGGTGGAGAAGTATTAACCTATAGTGGAATCGCATTAACTAATAATTCTTATTCATTAAGTGTTGGTAGAGGTGGAAATTGGACTGATTATGGAGGTGGATTAAATTCTACTTTTATGAGTTATACAGCCCGTGGCGGTCTTAGTTGGGACCAAGTTAGTAATGGTCGTTCGGGTACCAGTGGTAATGGTTATTTAGGTGGATTACCTGGTACCAATGTTGATCAATATGGACATACTGGTGCTAATGCTGGTGGATCAGCTGGCGCTGGTGGTCCTGGAGGCGATGCCGGTTCTGCTACCTACACTGACGGTTATTATCCAGCACACGGCGGAACAGCCGGACCAGGAGTCAGTTCAAATATTACTGGAACTTCTGTAACTTATGGTTGTGGTCAACCTGGTGGAACAGCTATCTTAAATTACTCAGGACCATCTTATGGTCAGACATATACTCAAATTTATGGAACAATATATAATACTCCTGGATCAGGTGGATTAGGAGGTGATGGTTCTACAACTTTATATGCTAGAGGTCAAAATGGATTTAATGGAATAATTATTATTCAACCATATTAAGGATTAAACAATGCCACAACAATCATCATTCGTTATCAACGGTATTATAGATACCAGCAAGAATGTATTAAGCAATATAGATGCTTTGTGCCAGGCCAGTGGCTGTTGGATCAGTTATGATGTCAGCGTGGGACAATGGGCCGTTATTATTAACAATACGGGTTCAAGTGTGTTTTCATTTGATAATTCAAACATTATTGACAATATCACAATCAGTGGTACTGGTATCGACCAATTGTATAACAGCGTAACAGTTCAATATCCTTTACAAGATCTAGCTGGTGATATAGATTATGCCAACTTAACACTGGATCCTAGTTTGAGATTCCCCAATGAAAATGACAACAATCTAAGCCTACAGACCAATCTTGTTAACAATCCAGTACAGGCTCAATTTATGGGTCAAATTGCCTTGAAACAAAATCGTGTGGACAAGGTCATAACTATCACAACTGATTTCAGTGCCATTGGACTAAAAGCAGGTGATATTATAGATGTAACTGAAGATATGTATGGTTATACCAACAAATTATTTAGAGTTATTACTATTGATGAAAATGATGGCAATGATGGATCAATTACATTGACCATTACTGCTTTGGAATATGATGCCACGGTATATGACGCCAGTGGATTGACCTATACCAATGCTACCAGTGCCAGTGGTATTGTGCCTTATAATAGCAATAGTGCTATACAAGCTCAAAATGCGGCGGCGGCAAGAAGTTTATTGACCATTAATTCTTTTCAAACTGGTATCATTAATGCTACACATCCAGGTAATAGTTTTTATGAAATTAGTTTGGGTCATAGTGTAACATTGCCATATACTGGACAATATCATACTAATTATTCTGTCAATTGGGGAGGTACTGGACACCCCACAATTAATATTGGTGGTACAAATTATCCGTGGGGAGTACAAAAAAATTCTACTATTGTACTTAAAACTAATGGATCTATTATTAATAATACAAGTTTAGCAACTACTGGAGATGTTAATGTCCAATTGTATGAAGATCATTTTTTAGATAGCTTTTGGACAGGTACTCAAGGACAAGTGGTGGATTTTTATTTTCAGTATCAGACTGATTGGGGTGGAGATTATGGAGGCAATGGTGGTACAGGAACCAATGCTTTATTTTTAATTACCTCCGAAACCAAATTTAATGGAACATCATAATGTATAAATGTATCTATGATATCACAACCAACCGAGTGATTGCTGTTTGTATGCCAGATCAAAATTTTGAATCATTAATGGCTAATTGGACCAATGTAGATTATATTGAAGTAGATTCTATTTCAAATAACACTAGAAATTTTAATTATTTGGTTGATCCTCAGACTCGTGAATTAATTTCAGCCTAAGAAAAAGCCCACTTGTGGTGGGCGATTTCCATTCAGGTATAAAGATGTTAGGGAGATATTCAGAGAATTTAGGGTAATGGCTGTAACCCTGGAGAATGCCAAATGACTGTTTGGCTGTCAGAACAAGTATTCGAGGAGAATACCGATCTCCCTAACACACTTATTTATTTCTTTCATTAAAATAGCTTGAATAAATGGCCTGAATCTTGTGACCTCCTTTAACAATAGTTTCACCATCTGGATGTAAAAAACATTGACAATTCTTACAATAAGTTCTCCAATGTGGTATAGGAGTAAATGATTTGCGTCTTTCTATAATTTGATTCTTAACCAATTCACCGCAACCCATTTCACACAAGCCCACCCGGTCTTTTAACTTGACCAATTCAAATCCAGCTGTGGGATTCTTATCCTGTTTGATCTTGGCCACACCTTCTATAAATTCTTTTACCAGTTTATTTTCCATTCTATATTTAATGAACTGAAACTTTTTTGATAGATTTCTAGGGTTTTTAGGGTTTTTTTTAAGTTCTCACTAAATACATTGTGATCCGATCGATCAACAAATTCACAAAACCCTTAAGGAGATTTTTATGTCAGCCGCATCAACATATTTAGAAGCAAAAGTACTAAATCACGTACTTACATCAACAAGTTATTCAGCACCTAGCACACGCTATGTGGCTTTGTTTAACAACACAAGTGGTAACGCATTAGCTAACCTACAACAAGGTATTATTACAGATGAAGTTTCAACTTCAGGTACTGCTTATGCTCGTCAAACTGTAACATTCGCTCTCGCAAGCCCATCAACTGGAGCAGGACCAAGTTCATCAGCTACCAACGCAACTGTTACATTCCCAACAGCAACAGCCTCATTTGGTTCAATCACGCACGTGGCCGTAATGGACGCAAGTACATCAGGTAATGTATTGTTCTTCGGTGCTGTTACAACTGCTAAACAAATTGACACAGGTGATACATTCCAGATCACTAGTGGTAATTTAACAATAGCATTAAATTAATTTTAATTTAATTCCTGTTAGGGGCATTGCCCCTTTCAGGCTGAGTACACCAGTATTCTAGACTTGGACTCCTAGAGTATTGTAGAAAACAATTATAAGTGGAGCAAGTCACAATGTCACAACCAACAATAACAACTAGAGCAGGTAAAGGCTCACCGTTAACCTACACAGAGGTTGATAGTAATTTTACCAATTTACAATCTGCCACTGTTGGAATAACAGATGGTACTAATTCAGGTACACTTAATCTCAATGATCAATTAACAGTCACTGCCAGTGGTAGTGCTAGTGTTGTTTATAATCCCACTACAAAAACCCTAACAGTAGGTGGAGGTAGTAGTTTACCTAGTAATGCCGCAGGTTATTTGGCCAACGATGGATCAGGTAATTTAAGCTGGGCCACTGTTAGTTCAGGATATCCTACAGCCAGCATTTATTTTCTCGCAAGTGTAGCATATGTTTCTGGTGCTCAAAAGGCGTGTGCTGGTGCTATTAATCAAATATTTTCAAATATAAGTTCTTTATCCGTAGGTAGAAATAGTTATAATTGGAATAGTAATGGTAGTGTTAGTTATGTGCCTTATATTACATTACCCGCAGGAAGTTATCAAATATTAATACCTGCTTATTACCCTGGCGGTGGCACTACTGGAACTTTATATTTTGGAGATATTAATACTAATAGTCAACTTACTCCAAACTATGGTGTTTCTAATTTTCAACAGTGTAATATTTCAAATTCTCCATTTTTTACAGGACAAATTTTTACATTTACCACCACAGGTACAACTATAATTCCTGTAGGTAATACTGCTAATAATAGCTATAATTATGTTGGAATTTTACAAATTACCAAATACGCCTAAGGAATAACCAATGACCAAACCAGTTATAGTTACAAGAGCAAGTAAAGGATCAGCCCTTACTTGGACCGAAGGCGATAGCAATTTCACTAACCTTCAAAATGCCACTCTGACATTTACAGATGGCACCAACAGTCACGTATTCAGTCTTAATGATACAGTGACATTCACAGCAGGTACAAATATTACCTTGTCAGTAAATGCCTCAACAGGTGCTGTTACTATCAATAATAGTATGTCAGCATTTAATCCTGCTAGTCCTGGTGCTATTGGTGGCACAACTCCAGCGGCGATTACTGGTACAACTATTACAGCCAACACTGGTTTTAGCGGACCTCATAATGGTACTGTAGGTGCCACAACTCCTAATACTGGAGCATTTACAACATTAACTACTACTGGTGCCGTTAACTTAACTGGTGCTGCCAGTGTGAATATATCACCTAGTGGAACTTTACAAAATGTCACAATACAACCCAGTGGTATAGTTAAAATTTATCCTACCGGTAGTGGTGGTAGTAATGGTATTGATAATTTACCTATTGGTGCTAATGCTCCATCAACTGGCAAGTTTACCAATTTAACCACAACTGGTTATTATAATGAAGCGGTATATACCTCAGGCTCAACAACAGGAACTATTACTCCAGATTGTGCTAATGGAACAACACAAAAGATTACCCTAACCGGTTCAATTACATTTTCAGCATTTGCCAATCCAGTAGCCGGACAATCAATGACATTGATCGTTACTCAACCAGCCTCAGGTGGTCCGTACACACTAACTTCAACTATGAAGTTTGCTGGTGCGTCAAAAACATTATCAACAGCGGCCAATGCCGTTGATATCTTAACAGTATTTTATGATGGTTCAACTTATTGGGCCAGTTTATCCAAAGGATTCGCATAATGCCTATTGGAGCATTTAGATTAAATTCAATTAGTGCGGCCGCAACTACTTTTTCACCTATAACTTATACAATTACTACAGCATCTACTGGTAGTTATACTGCTCCGGCAGGTGCCACTAATGTTAAAGTAGAAGCAATTGGTTCAGGTGGTAATGGTTATGGTTCAAATATTTCAGGTGGATCAACAAGAGCAGGTGGCGGTGGCGGTTCTTATGCTGGAAGTAATTTAATATCCGTTATCGGTGGTACAACTGTGGTTTATTATTCAGTTGCCGCTGGTGGGTCTGTTAGTCAAAGTTGGGTGAATGTTGGAACAAATTCCGCTCCCACTAGTAATACTACCGGTGTTAAGGCATCGAGCGGAAGCAATGCCGCTGGTGGTACTGTTGGAACTGGAAGTTTAACTACAACCATTGGTGTAACTACTTATATCGGTGGTAATGGTGGTCTTGGAACATCTTCCAATGGAGGTGGTGGCGGTGCTGGTCCAGGTGGTGCTGGTGGTACTGGTAGTTCTACTGGTGGTACTGGTGGTATTGGAAATTTTGGTACTGGTGGTGGTACAGGCGGACAATCAAGTTCAACCGCTACCGCAAATCCAGGATTTAATGCGGGCGGTGGAGGTGGCGCTAGTTCATCTTTTGGTACCAACGGTGCTGGAGCCACAGGTGCTATAAGAATAACATTTAGTTAATAAATTATGTCAACACAAGATCAATTTTATCTAACCGATGGCTATTTTACACCTAGCCTAGACTATTTTGTCTACACGGCTGATGCGGCTGCCAGTGTTGCCAGTCAGTCCACTGTGGTTGCCTTTGGTGGTGATATCAAGACCACTATTTTAATTGCGTTTGATACCAGCACATTAACTGTTACACCAAGTAGAATTAGAAATACAAATGCCAGTGTATCAAGTTCAAGTACAGTAACTGAAACTACAACAATAATTCGTTCTGTTGCCACAGCATTAGCTATAACCACAAGTCAAACCGCATTGGGTGGTAAATTACAATCTGCTCTAGTTGACCTAACACCATATGCTGTAAATTATTTTGGTGATGATTATACCTTTATTGGTGGTAGTTCAAGTTCAATCTCAATTACAGCCAATCGAATTCGTTTACAACAAGCTCAAAGCAATTTGACTTGTACAAGTAGTCAAACCACAACTGCTCAAGCAATTAAAAATTCATCTAGTTCATTAAGTTCAACTGCTACCATAAACACCGCGCCAAGTAGAACAAGAAATGATAGTGCTAGTTTGACCAGTTCATTTACACAATCAGCGTATGGCCAAGAAACTAGAGAAATAATATTACACGCATTCAGCACTGGTTCAATTGCCATTGCTGTTAGTCGTATAAGAACAGTCAACACAGCATTAAGTACCACAACCAGCATTGTGGCCACAGGTTCACGAAGTAGATTGTATTCAAGTGCTCAGGCCAGTACTGCCAGCATCACTGCGGTTGATTATCGTATTCGTTCATATCAAGCCGCGACATCAGCGGCTTTTTCATTGACTGAAGATCAAACAAGAACAAGAAATTTCAATAGCGCATTAGCCAGTACCTTTAATCAAACTGTTAATTTTGTTCATTTTGTTGGATTCACAGCGAACTTATCTAGTACATCTAACATAACCGCTGATGCTATAAGTTTTAGATCAGTCAAAGATGCCAGTGCTGCCTTATCAAGTCAATCCACTATTACTGCCACAGTTGGTCGATTACAATCGGCATCAGCTAATTTAACCGATCAATTCTCAACTGTTCTTGTATGTACAGCCACAAAGAATGATGAGGTAAATCTAAATGTCTTAACTGCTATTACCACAAGTGGCAATAGATTCCGTTCAACCACAATAGCATTAACTGTTAGTTCAACATTAACGGCTGTTGATTACAAGATTGAATCTGCCACTGCCAATTTATCTAGTAGTTCAACATTAACTCAAGATCAAATTAGGCTTCGCAATGTCAGTGCCAATTTGTCCAGTACAAGTGCCTTAACTGCTGTTGATTACAAAATTGTTCAGTTCTCTGCCACACTATCTGATCAATTCAATACAATCATTACTTGTCGCGCCACAAAGAATGATGAGATACATTTATTCAGTACCAGCTCATTAACTGAAACCACCAGCAGAGCAAGAAGCACATCAGTTAGCTTAACCAGTACAAGTGCCTTAACAGCCGTTGATTACAAGATTGTTCAGTTCTCTGCGGCATTAACTGATCAATTCTCAACTACATTTACTTGTCGTGCTACAAAGAATGATCAGATCAATTTATATTCCGCCAGTACATTAACTGAAACAACTAGTTGTGTTCGCAATACAAGTGTCTCATTGTCTGTTACCAGTTCAATCACCATTATTGCTGTTAAGACTGTTAGCATTGCCAAGACTTTACAAGCCTCCACAACGCAAACCACAATTAGTAAAAAAGTTACTGGTTATAGTAGCAATTTAGTCAGTACATTCTCACAAACACAGTCTTATATAAGAATAAGAACTGATGCCAGTGCTGAATATGCCTTGTTCACTATTGGCCTTGTTTGCTTTGCCAATAAGAATGGCGTTGACGCAATGGTTACTCGTTCAACGATTAGTGTCACTGGCAATCGTGTTGCTGGTATAACCAAGCAATTATCTAGCACAAGTTCATTAACTGAAACTACAACAAGAACACGATTAACCACAATAACGCTATCTAGCATTAGTACGATTACAATTAATGCGATTAAAACTAAAAATGCCAGTCTTGCTTTATCTAGTAGTAGTAAAATATATTGTAATCCAAGTCAGACATATCTATACCAGCGTCCATTTGCTGTTTATCCTTGGAATAACGGTAGTACCATAACTTATGATAGTACTCATAAATTTTATGGATCAAGCATAAGTCTTCCTGGATATAATTATCATAACAATAGTGGTGATTTTTTACAGGTTAGTGATGGTAATTCAGAATTTAATATTCCTGCCAATACCGATTTTATCATAAGTTTTTATCTTCAACCTGTTTCATTAAATGCCAATAGAAATTTTCCAACAGAAATTATAGGGTGGGGTCCTGGACCAGGATATGTAACTGGTGGTGCTGGTTCTGGTTGGAACATTGTTTTAGATAATACATCAGGTTCTTCGATATATGGAACTTTTAATGCTTATAATAGTAGTGTTTCTAATCAGATATCGGCTTCAGCATTTTCATATCAATCAAAATGGACTATTACAAGAATTGGACAGCAATTAACTTTTTCAGTAGTAGCCAATGGTACTAATTATAATACTGTAACTTATTGGACTGCTATTGCTATTACCAATGGATATACAGGTTGGCCATTGCGTATCGGTGCTGGTAATTGGTCTAATGGTAATAGTGCCTCTACTTATAATAATCAACCACTAACCATAGATGAATTGTTTATTGCCTATGGTACAAGTAGTGTTACCAATACCACTTCAAACAGTGAAATATATGATGGTAGTTTATCAACAACCAAACTACTATTACATTTCAATAATAATTTAATTGATGATACTAGTGGTTATAAATCGATTTCAGCCGCATTATCTAGTTATTCAACTCAAACTACTCTTGCTGGTAAATTAAGAAATTGTCCAGCTTCATTGTCCAGCCAAAGTAATCAAACAACCAATGCTAGTAAACTAACATTTGGTACAGCCGCATTAACCAGTAGATCAACCCAAACAGCCAATGATATTAGAATCCGTTATGGTACTGGCAATTTAACAGCAACCACAACTCAAACTGTTACCGCATTAGGTACTAAACCAGCACGTGCCAGTTTCAATTGTCAGGCCACAGTAACAGCCAATGCCACAAGTGTCAAACGAATCAACTTGACCTTATTGGCCTTATCCAGCGAAGTTGTCGTTTCGGCTAAAAGCTCCGCAGATGTCGCGAATTTAACCTCTTCGTGTACTCTGGTAGCGACCCTGGTTAAAATAGGTAGAATTAGTCAAACTGTAAATAGCACCTCAACTTTAACGGAAGTTACAAGCAGATCCCGTGCTGTTACAGCCACTTTACAAGCAAATAGCAACTGTTCAATCACTGCCTATAGAATTAGGCCTATTTCGGTCTCTATCGCCAGTACCACCCAATTAACTGTTGTAGATACAGCCACTGATAGTGCTCAAGCCAATTTGGCCAGCACTTCAACCTTGATCCAAATTACCAGTCGTATTAGAGGCATCACTGTCTCATTGGCCAGTACCAGTAATTTGGTTTCTGTAATTGGTAGCATTAAACAATTCAATGCGGCCTTAACAGATCAGTTCAATACCACTGTTATTTGTCGTGCTACCAAGAATGATGAAATACATTTATCTAGTACCACCGCATTAACTGAAACAACCAGCAGAACTAGAAGCACTTCAAGCAATTTAGTTAGTACCACTACATTAACTGAAACCATCAGCAGAATTAGAAGCACTTCAAGCAATTTATCAGCAACAAGTTCAATTAGTGTTACCAGTTACAAGTTTATTCAATTCTCTGCCAACTTATTTGTAACCACACAATTAACAGCTAGAGATTATAGAATTGAACACGACGGTGCCAATTTATCTGCTACCTCACAGTTAACCGCTCAAGCGAGTCGTAGAGTATTGGGTTCAGCCAATTTATATTCAACCACAACAATTACAAGTTCAGCTAATAGAACTCGTAGCACAAGCGTACATATTCAAGCATTGGCTAGCGAACTAGTAGTTGGTCAGGATATTAGAGTTGCCCAAGCCACATTATCTGCCACAAGCACATTGACAGCCAAAGGCGGCTTAGTTGGAGAAGAACAGGCCAATTTACACGCTACAAGTTCGATAACTGTAACTGGCACTAGAATTAGAACAGATTCTATTCAAATTGTCAGCCATACCAATTTAACTGTCAATGCTGGCAAACAGGTTCAAGCCCAAGCACACATACAAGCATTAAGTTTCGAATTGGTTCTAGCAACCAAGATTCATTTGGATCCAAACTTAACTTGGACTATTGAAAAAGATTTATTTGTGTGGCCTATAGAAGCAGACACAATGATATGGTCCATAGACCTAGATCTAAGAACACAAACAATTGAAGCAGAAGATCGTTCAAATTTCATTGATTTTGAACAAAGAACATACATACTATAAGGAGTCCACGATGACCACAGGATTTTATATTCAAAACAGTCAATTATACATTGACAAAGATACAAGTAGCCAATTGACCTATACCTTGGATTGGAGTCAATGGCTCACAACTGGAGATCATATTGTTAGTGCGGTACAAACAGTACAAGCACGTGCCAATGATCCACAACCTTTGGTAAATGTTACCAGCGGTGTTGCTAATGGTACCCAAACTTATATCCAATTGAGTGGTGGACAGGAAGACAAGACCTATAATGTGTTTGTCACTGTTACTACCTCAAATGGTTTGATTGAACGCAGAAATTTCAAAGTAAGAACAATTAGCCGTAGTGCTTAACGGTGTTAACGGACCGCGAGGGTAGGCTGAACTAGTATGTTTTGTCCGTTTCCATACTAGGCATCAACGCATTGGCAGACGAGCGGCTACTCCCTCACCCATTCATTCAAAAGCCTTGATCTTCAGGGCTTTTTTTGTTATTGTTATAAATACAAAGTCGGTACAAAGGAGAATGACAAATATGGCAAATAAACAATATTCAATAGCATCTTCAATTGATTTACAAAAGAGCGAATGTAATATTAAGACACTAAACACTATAGACACTATAGACACTAAACACTATAAAACTAAACACTATGACACTAGTAGTGTTTTCGCATCTGGCGGAAAACAACTTCCATCTTCGACTTCGTCTCCAAATGGCTCTGTTCCAGAGGAACTAGAGGTGGCCATTGGGCCAACGGAAGAGACCGTAGGTCTATTAGTTGCGCCGGTTCCGGAAATCACTTATCTTTCGGCCAGTCTCAAAGCCACTAAAACGCAAAGTCGAACACTGAATGTTGATTTTAGATTGTCAACCACCCCCCCTGGTAAATTTAATAAACTAGTATTCAGTTTGACCAATCGTTATAGAGACTTTTTTGCCAACTTACCTGAACAGGTACATACAGATTGGGAATATCAAGAAGCTTGGCAACACTATCACGGCCTAGTGGATCGAATTAAATGGATTGGTAAAGGTCGTGCCAGGGGCAAGTTTACTCGAGGCAAACATATCAATCAAAAGATTAAATTTGGACTCAGTGCCACATTAGAATTAAAAAACAATGTTTATATTGTTAATCTATGGATTGAAGGCCTACACAAAGAATTTGAACTAACGCCTGTTGAAAATACAGCTTATCCTTACCGATATGATAGCAAAACTACTCTAGAACAAGTAGAATACATATCTAGAGGAGGATGGCTATGAACGAAGAAGATTACTATGAAAGCGAGGAATGGGAGGCTATTGAACAGGCCAATAGAGAATATTTTGCTATTGAAAGTCCTGGTATCACAATCGATCGACCTCAACTGACCAAGGATAAAAATTGGTTGGCATTACAAGAAGAAAAATTGTTACCGCCATTGGTTATTAGATCAGTGGCTAAGATATCTAACTGTCGATTTAATGTTTGGCGAGATACCAATAGACTTATGGCACAATATGATGTGGCCTATACCAATGGCATTAAAATATTGGATCGACGATTATATGGTACTTGGGATAAATCCGAACCCAGGATGCCCACAGAACATAGAGCATATGATGCCATCTTAACTATGATTGTGAGATCGGGCGCTAGGGCTAAGATTAATTTTAGTCGTATGTATGAAACTCTTGCTGTTACCGAACAAATTAGAGAAATCAATTTAATTGAAATCAATGATGGATCTCCGCTTAAGGCTTGGTTTATTCTTAATGATAATGTTTATCCAGCAAGATATGAAGAGGATGATGAGAAATATACTTGGGTGTTTAATGGAAAAAAGAAATTGTCAATTGATAGATTTTGTGATATTTGTTGGAAAGCCATATGCCAATAACTAGAATAACCAAACACGACAACCATCCTACTAGCATTCATCTATGTCGGCCACCCAGCAAACACTATGCGGCTTTGAGATGTATCACTTGCGATAAACACATACAATGGCTCAGTAAGCAAGCCGTTGAATTGTTACAAACCAATGAAGTATGAATACGCCCGCTTGGATCTTATGCGTGTGATTGCTCACGGAGTAGAACTCAATTGGCTTCATCAAGCCCCGGACTGCGAATATAGAGAAGATTACCAGTGTTTCTTTATATTAAGAGGTAGTAAAACTTATACACTGGCCATTTTAAGATATGGAGATTGCTTTGAATAAAGAACTATTAACAATTATGGAACAGGTTTATGCCAACTACACAGGTGAACAAGTGGCTGAATGTATTGCCCATATACGCATAAGACTTAATCGTCAACGAGAACGCGAACAATTGGAACAGAACATTGCCACATTAAAATTGCGTTTAAGTCAGCACGAAGATGAAGTGGATCCCTGTAGCTACGAAGATTAGTCTATTTTCAACCATATTTACAGCTTTCATATAAATATATTAAAGGAGAAAAAATATGGCGGCAAACAAAGGATTAAGAAAAGGCGGAAGAGGACCCAGACCGCACGTATGGATATGTGGTCCAGATGAGTACAAACACCAAATGTACATACCGTTCCTCAAGGCCAAGGCACAGGCCAAATTCAGAGAAGAACCTTGGGAATTGGAATTTGAAGACTATTTCACGATATGGAATGGCTACTGGGCAGATAGAGGTAGAGATAGAGACAGCTTGTGTATGACCCGCAAGGATTGGTCCGACAGTTGGAGCAAGGACAATATCATTTTGGTAACCCGTCTTGAACATTGCCAAAGACAAGCGGCCAACAGTAGACGAGTATGGGCCGCCAAGGGCTTACCCCGCAAGTACAAAAGCAAACACAATCCCGAGGGCCTATGAGAATACTATATAAAAATCTATTCAAAATGCCCCCAAGAGATGGCGTGACCTATAGTACCACTTATGTACAACAATCACGGGAACAAAGAGCCTTATTATGTGCCCACATTAAATTGTGTGTAGAAGAACTTGCCTCGGTGATAGAAGGTGATCTAGTATGGGAACATCTAGCCACTCAGCGTCTAAAGGGCTTTAATCGCCCGAGAACCATATATACTATTATCAGTGACTTGTTATCAGAAGCTGGTGGCAAGAAAAAAGACGGATCACTCAAAGACTTTGCCCTAGCTCCCATAGAGCGTTGGAATAGACTATTTTATGATACCGCTTATGAAATTATTCTGGAGCAGGACTATGATACAGTTTAATATAGATCCCTATGATATGTTGATACAGAACAATGTACGCATTAATCTATTAGAAGAACAAATGCGAGCCCTACAGGCCCAGCATCATTCAGATACTAGAACTATCAACCAACAGCAACAGACAATCAAACAACTACAACAAAATGAACAGGTATTGAGTGAAGCCATAGGCCATTTGTTGTTAAAACAGCCGAAATAAAAGGGGTCTTGGCACTTACCCCCGGAAGCGAGGAGCAGATTACTCTACTGCCAAATAAATCGGGGAGTTGCCTCCCCTTTTTTTATTTCTTTTCTAAAGCTATTGCTATTCTTTCTAAAGTTTTACTTATTTCTACAATCCAACTTAACATTAAATCGACATTTTCTGGAATATCTGTGTTACCTATCGATTGATCTGCTACACCTTCAATTGCGTCTACTATTCTATCTATTTGCTCTTTTGAAATCATATTATTCTCCTCTGTTATATGATATAGCGTTGTTGCTATGTAATGATTATAACAATTAACCCGCTTTTCTACAAGTATTTTGAGCTTCTTGTTAAATACAATATGGCCACAATAGACAGCGGGGGCATCATAGCGACCCCACCAAATCCCAAAATCAATAACCCGGAATGCTCACACGAACTGGACTGCGAGTGTGAGATCCCGGCTGAGGCTCCCAAAGAGCAAGAATATCCCAAGTGGGAATATAAAGCTAGACAACAACCAAAATGGGGAACAGTTACTAGAGAAGGCCTAGTAGTGGGCAGAGGTGCTACCAAAAAGGTTGTACCTCCTGATGAAGTATGGAAGCTGGCCGCTATGGGCTGTACCCTAGAAGAAATGAGTGATTGGTTTCAAGTTAAACCTGATACCCTAAAATACAACTTTGCGGATTATATAGCAAAAGGCCGCGCGGAACTTAAGCGCCGTTTAAGAGCGGCACAACTCAAAGTGGCAATGGGCGGTAATGCCACTATGTTGATTTGGCTGGGCAAAAACATCTTGGGCCAAAGCGACAGTCCCCAGGATTCAGCCGCAAACGCTCCTTTACCCTGGTCAGACAACGACCTTTAATTTATGGCCACTATACCTGAACGCATTGCGGTAGTTGAAACAAAAGTAGACAGTCTCAAAGAAGGTATTGATGATCTTAAACATTGTCTCGACGATAGCCATACCAAGATGATGAAACAGTTGGATGATTATCGTGAAGAAAATGCCCGAGACCACGCCAAAGTTATGAAACAGTTGGATGAACTGATGTTGTTCAAAAATAAAGGTATGTGGCTAGGAGGCGCGATTCTTACCTTAATAAGCCTTGTATTCGGCCATCTCGAAACCATAATCCGATATTTCCACTGATGACATTAAGCGTTCCACAACAAACTATCGCGAATGATGGCCATAGGTTTAAGGTTGTTGTAGCAGGTCGGCGCTTTGGAAAAACTCACCTGGCTATTCGCGAATTGTGCTATCACGCACGGGTACCTGAGCAAGAAGTTTGGTATGTGGCTCCCACATACAAACAGGCCAAGATGATTGTTTGGCGCAAGCTCAAAAACAAACTAACCGATCTCAAATGGATTCGTAAAGCTAACGAAAGCGAACTCAGCATCTTGCTCAAAAATGGATCAATCATAGCTCTTAAAGGCGCAGACAATGAAGACAGCTTGCGTGGTGTGGGATTAGATTATCTCATTATGGATGAGTTTGCCGATGTAGATCCAGAAGCGTTCTTTGAAGTGCTACGCCCTACATTGGCTGACCGTGAAGGCCGAGCTATGTTCATTGGTACTCCCAAAGGTATCACTAACTGGGCCTATGAACTGTATCAAATGGAGCAGGAGTTTCCCGACGCTTGGAAGAGTTTTCAATACACAACCATAGATGGCGGACAAGTTTCAAAAGCTGAAATAGATGCCGCTATGCGTGATCTAGATGAGCGACAGTTTCGTCAAGAGTTTATGGCCACCTTTGAAACTTACAGTGGTCGTATCTATTACGCATTTGATCGCCTGGCGAATACCTACACAATGCCTGAAAGTGTAAACACAGATGTCATCTATGTGGGTATGGACTTTAACATTGATCCAATGAGTGCTGTAATAGCCATAAGGAGAAACGATGATCTCTATATTGTCGACGAAATTAGAATGTTCAGTAGCAACACGCAGGAGATGGCGGACGAGCTTAAAAGCAGATATCCAAAGAGTCGAATCTGGGTCTATCCTGATCCAGCCGCAAGACAGCGTAAGACATCAGCAGGAGGAGCAACTGACCTCAGCATCCTCAGTAATAATGGATTCGTTGTCAAGGCACCCAACAGCCACACTCAGGTGCGAGATAGAATAAACGCTGTGAATTCTAGACTATGCGGTTCTGACGGTAAAAGACACCTCTTTATCGCCAATCAGTGTAAATACACTATCGAGAGTTTAGAACGACACACTTACAAAGAAGGCACAGTACAGCCTGACAAGGATAGTGGTTACGATCATATGAATGACGCA